ATCCCACCGTCATGACGGCGAAGGGTATCCGCGTACGGGCCAACGCCAAGGCAAGGGAGGTCCGACTCTGAGGTGCCTCCCCGCGCTATTACAGAAGACCTTTAAGGCACTTCTTTTGTTTGCGACATTGTGGCTTTTTGTCACCACAGTGACCACAGCGGTTGAAAGCAATTGCGTTTACTTCAGGCTCAGGAGCCATTTGTGTGATAGAAGCTTTTACAACCTTAGATTGATGTGGCATGATGTATGATATTGTGTGTAGGCGTGGGCGCTTTCCGAACACCCACCCCTTAAACCGTTCCTTCAGGCTTTACAATTGTGGAAAGCTCAAATAGTATTCAGTTTTTGACAACAGTACGCTTGACGACATAAGGCACGCCGCGATAGGTCAAAACGATTTCTTTCTTTTGTGCAGTTTTTTGCATTGTTAGATACCAAAAAAAACCTACCCCCCGTTCCATGAGTAGGTTGCCTGCGTCCCGATAACGGGATGAACGTACGGCTGGAGTCTAATCAGAAATCGTAAGTAAACCCAAGTTTTGTGCCATAGTTGTTGTCACTGTCAGCAGTCATAAACGACACTTCGCCGTATGCAGACACACTGTCTGAAAGGCTGACAGAACCTCCGACTTTGCCAGAGAATTCAAGTTCAGTGTCATAACCGTCAGGAGCGACGATGGCAGGACCTGCCTGCACGTACCAATTGTCCTTTTTGTAACCAACGTGGTTGTCGATTACAGTACCGCCATAGTTTGATCCAGAGAAACCAGAGTTGGCTTCTACGTTCAAATAGGGCTGGGCAGAGACTGGAGCTGCAACAGCAATGAGTGCTGCGGGGAGGAGAGCAGTGAGTTTCATGTCAGTGTGTTAGCGTTTCTTGGCGGTTTTGGCAGCACGTCTGAAGTTGGCGGCAGTCGGTGCTCCAGGGGAGCCCGGCTTCCTCATCTTCTCGCCACTGCCTGCTTTAATTCTAGCTCGTTTACGGGCGATGTTCCGATAAAGTCCAGGTTTAGCCATAGCTTTTTTTAGATTTTCTTTTTGCTAAAGGAAGTTGTGGACCTGTCCGACGAAGAAAGGTATCCTTTTCGTTGGGATTAGTAGTGCTTTTGCCTTTGTTGTAGATCTTCTGTTTCTTCTGTGCGCCTCTGTGGCCTGGGCCAATCTCAAAGGACTGTGAAACAAAGTTACTACCAAATGCTTTTTGATCAACACGATGCTTTTTCATTAGCATTTCCATTTACGTAGTGCAAGAGCCTTCCGTGTAGGACGACCCTTGCTGTCTTTCATTGGTCCTTTGACACCCGACATACGGGCACAGAAAGAACGTTTGCGTGGTCCACCTTCAGGCTGAGGTGCCTTTAGGTTAGACCCTGTAGCTCTGTTATATTTACGACGACCGGCAGCAGTCAAGCCACCAGTCCTTGATTTGTGTGTGCCAATCTTTAGACTGACTGAACGGGTACTACTTTTTGTAGCCTTTGCCACCTTTCTTGCCTCCGCAAGAGCCTTTACCTTTGTGTGCCATCAGCGCATACCTCCACGACGCCGCAGAGCTGCGAAGTCAGCACCGTCAATTTTCATTTTATTGCCAGCCATGCTAGCAATCTTCTGTTGCTTAGGTGACAGTTTTTTGTTTTTCTTTTTAGGCCGACCCACTTTAGAGCCGTATGTTCCAGGTCCGTAAGGCATGGTTAGAAATCAATGTCAGATAGTTCGAGCTTACGCATAATGTCGTTCCTGTATGCAGCGTCACGTTCGTAACGAGGATCGTTCATAGCATTGACAAGTTCAGCTTGACTGCGGAAACCATCAGCGGAATCCGTAGCAGCCCGTCCTTGAATCAGCTCGCCTTCAGTACCCATTGAATCTTGGTACCGAAGGGCGAGTGCTTGGACAGCGAAGAAAGCAGCTTGAGTGTTACCACTCTCCATAATAGAATCATACATGTCAATCTCTTGTTCGGAAAAGTTGTCCTTTGCCCAACCAAGTAGATTTGTGTATTCACCTTCACCACCGACCATATCTTTGAGCTGCGTTGCAGTCTCTTCGGTCATAGGCTCAGGCGTATTGGCTTCTATCTGACGACGGTAGTCAAGGTGCATCTGTGCCAGGTCAGTAGGATCTGCGTTGCTCAACTCTTCGAGAATGTCATCACTAAATTCATCATTCAGTTCACCTTCCCAAAGACGGTCAAACAAATCACTATCAGTCTCTTCAGACTCTTGATCCTCAACTTGTTCTTCAGGCTCCTCACCATCAGCGCCAAGTTTCTTTTGCAGTTCAAGGTATGCAGACTCGAGTTCTTCTGCGTTCTTATATTTGCCAGCCAGCATCTGTTCGTGCTGTGCCTCAAGCTCTTCGCCTACTTGCAAAGAATCTTGTTCTTCTGCATTAAGTTCACCCGGACCATTTTCTTCCGGGATCATTGACATTACTTCAGCCATAGTTAGGTGGTTTCTTGTTCGGGTGGTTGTTCTACCATTTCAGGATTTTTAGAAGGATCCATCATTGGTGTTTTCATAGCATCAACGCTCATCTTTTGTTGTTCCAAAAGCATCTGTTGCTGCATCTGCTGCTGACGTTCGCCTTGTACCTCGTCCATAGAACGTACCAGATTCAGTACGTCAATGCCTTGTGAAGCAGCAAGACGTTTGATGACTTCGTCAGTATTGATAAACTGTGCAATAGAATCAGGTCCCACAGTCTGTGCCAGTGTGGTTAGGAATGAACCAAGGCTCTCACGATCTTGGCCGCGGCCTAGTGCATTGACACCTGCAACAATAGTAGGCTTGACAATGTTCTTAGGAATGCGTGGAATTTCACCCTTACGCTGTGCTTCGCTAAGTTTACGATTAAGATAGGGAACAAGGAAGTCAACAGTCAGCAGACTAAATAAGCCACCAAGTTGTTGTTCTAGTTCCATTTGTGTCATACGCACTTCTTCTGCGGTTGTACGTTCTGACTGTCTAACATTAAGAATGAGGAACGCTTCGCTAAGACGACGTTCCAATACTTGTGTCATTTCAAATGCAGTTCGGAAGTCAGCAGTCTTACCAACCTGCACAACACCTACATCATCAGGACGACCTTGAATGATTGCACCGTTGCCTGCAGCAGCAAGCGTACTAGGTTTAGTTGTACTTGAAGGGCTGACAGTAAACACAACCTTTGCGGCTGCTGCACTGCCTTCGACCAATGCTTGACTTAGACCCTCCAACGATTTGAGGTCGCCAATAAACTGACCGACTCTGCCACGACCGTAGCTTTCACCATCGACCGTGTTAAATCTAAGAGGGATCCAGGGTGTGTTGTTGATTGGTGACTTGCCTTGTGACCCTTTGATAATTTTATCGGATACCTCTTGGTACCAAACAAAACGATTGTTGTCACGTTTCACATGAGTATAGACATCGATGTCATCATCATATGATTCATTTTCGCTTACACTTTTTGTATCAGCAAAAAAGTCTTTCGGTAGTTGTTCCTTGATAATTCGTTTTGAGATGCGTTCTTTTGTGACTATTTCAACTACTTGACCGTTGCCGTCTCGATCCACAACGTAGCGGTTCAGAGGGTAGACTTTCAATCCATTCTTGCTCATAAAGATAAGAGCATTTCCTGCTACAACCAAATGCAACAAAGCCTGATGCACCGCAACACGGTCATCAGACGCTGCAATTGATTCAAGAATAATGCGCTCAATCTTTGCAAAAGACAAATCAAGTTCGGATTTAATTTGTGGTCCGAAGTCTTGACCCAACTGACTTTCGTCAAGTTGCAATTTAAAGAAGCTGGTTTGTACAGGGAGTAGCGCCAACATCAGCTTTGATGCCAGCGTCACACAGCCCTTCGCCCCAACGCTTTGATAAGGTGTCTTAAGTTGTTTCATACCCATGGTATACTCTTCATGACCACGGATTAAGTATGGAAGTGTCAGCTCTGATGCTTGACGTGCTTCTTCTAAAAACTGGGAACGATCGCTAGTTAAATAATCATATCGTTTTCGTGCAGACATTATACGTTAAGTGAAGAAATTTTCATTAGACGATCACCAGCTCTGCCAAAGGTTCCACGAATACCTCTTCGTTGTTGCTGCTGACGTGTCGTGCCACCAGTCCCCCTGTCAGCAAAGCGTACACTTTCGACACGAGGCCGTTCAGCACGTTGTGACATAGCCTGTGCGAAAGAACCTCGCATCTCTTCCATAGCTTTTGCAGAATCAGCCCTTTCTTGTTGAAGTTGACTGGAAAGGTTTTGGAAATCTTTCTGAAACTGATCTTTAATTTGGTTGAGTTTGTTTCCAAATTTATCTTCTACTTCTTGTCTCGCTGAATCTTGTAGAAATTGCGTAGCACGTGATCCAAATGCAACACCTTCTTTTGCAGCTTGATCTTGAATCTCTTTGATGCTCATGCCGCTCGCAATTGCACGATTAACTGCAGACAGTCCTGTTGCTGTTTGATCTTTGGTGCCACCATACTGTGAAACAAATGATGATGCAGGTTTTGAGGCAAGGAATGATGTAGCTTTTGCTCCAGTGCCAATACCTTGGGTACTCAATGCAGAACGAATGTCGTTAATTGACATGCCTGCAGCAAGGGCTCTATCAATAGACGCCTGGCCGACCATGCCACCAGAACCACCAAACCTATTAATAAAACTTGCCATTAGTTATCCTCCATATATTTA